ATCGGTGGTACTGGGGGAAATAGCCGTAATCACCCAGGCAGACGTTTGAATCGTCGCCGTGGGGCTCAAGTTATCGTCGTAATCCCACGTATACACCCGGCTGGCGTCTGGATCCTTCCGAATCAGGCTGCCATCGTCGACCGTCAAAGCCATGGACGTTCCCTCATTTTAGACGAGCACACCACCCGCATCTTGCCGAATATGTATGGTGTCCACCTGGGGACGCACATGCACCACGACGTCTGGAACCGCAGGCGTCAGGACGACATCGCGGATGTGGAGCACCTCGGACGTGATGGTGACCGACAACAGGTCAACACCGAGCGAGACAACGTCCTGAACTTTTAGAGATTCCGTCGCCGAAACCCGGAGGACCGTCAGTAGGGTCGTCAGCGTGTCTTGGACGCGGCAGCTGTCTGGCGCGACCACGACGAACAAGTCCAGAATCGCCAAAACGGTATCCTGAACTTTCAGGCTTTCTTGCGTGACCGCGATCGAGCGCTCTAACACCGAAGTGACTGAATCTGCGAGTTTTAGCGATTCAGTGATGTTGACGAGCAGGGTATCGAACTGCGCGCTAACGGCGTCTTGAACCTTGAGCGACTCTTGCAGCGTGACTTCGCCGGCACCAGTACGAGTGACGGTCAAGTCCGTATCGAGCACCCGAACGGATTCCGTCTGGACCGTGAGCAGGAGCACCGTCAGTGACGTGGTAACGACGTCCTGAACCTTGAGATTCTCATCGCCAGGGATCGCCACCAGGCCGCCACTTGACGCGATGACCGTGTCTTGGACTTTCAGCGATTCCGTCAGGGAGACGAGCAACGTGTCAAGGGAGGCGGAGACAGTGTCCTGAACTTTCAGAGATTCTTGAGCAACGGTCAGCAGTAGGACCGTGAGAGACGCACTGACCGTGTCCTGGACCTTGAGCACCTCGTCGGCGACGACCACAACGAGCCCACCCGTCGAGGCGATCACCGTGTCTTGGACTTTGAGGTTTTCCGTCGCTGGCACCGCAAAAAGCGGGTTCTCGCGCGCCGTGACCGCGTCCTGCACCTGCAGGAGTTCGTCAGCCACGGCGACAGCGAGCACACTCATCAACGCACTGACGGTGTCTTGAACTTTCAGAATCTCAAACAGGCCGGTCGTGAGATCGGTGGAGAAATCCGACAGGAATAGGACTTCATCAGTGACCGCGCGTGAGAGATCGTTCCCCACCGCGATGGCTGCAGTGACGGTGTCTTGAATCTTGAGGCGTTCCTCAACAAACGGCGGTTGGTCGCTAATCCTGATGCCTTCCGAGGCGACCTGGACTGAGAACCCAGTCGTCGGCAGGCTGGCCGTGACCGTGTCCTGCACCTTGAGGGATTCAGTCAGCGGTAGCGCCAGCTCAGGATTCAGAAGGACGGTAAGAATGTCCTGGACCTTGAGTGATTCGGCGGGCAGGACGAAGCCGACAGAGGCAGAAACCGTATCGACGACGCGCAACCGTTCTTCAATGAACGGCGATTGATCGTTGAGACGCAACCCTTCAGCGGCCACCACCACCGACAAGCCGAGCGCGACCGTCAGTGCGCTGTCATCAACCTTGAGGGGTTCCGTCGCAACCGCAATCGGCTGGGGATTCAGTCGAGGGAGCGGCGGGCTATCAGCGAGATGGAGGAGGTTTTCTTGGAGACCCGCACTGCGGGCGTTCTGACTTTGGACCGACCGCGTGATGCCATAAATGACGTCGCGGGCTTCGGAGATTTCTTGATCGACCAGAATGGAGAGATCGGCCATTACTGGTCACCACAAGGAGGAGGATCGCATCCAGTCTGAGTCAACGTCGCCTGCGCCGCCTGTTGTGTGGGGGAATCAGTCCCAGCGATCTCTGTGGCTTGCACCGTGACCGCGAGTTCAGCCGCGGCGCTCACGTCAGGCACGCAGTCGACGAGCTCCGCGGTGACATGGTCCGTGACGCCGAGGCCGGATTCTTCTGTCGCCATCTGGTTAGGTCTGTAAGATCGCGGCGGGACTCCGCCCGACATTCAAGTTCCCGACCACACCACCACCGCCGGCACCTGTGACAAGAAAGTTGTCGAAGGTTGATTGCACATACGGGGCGCCGGTATAGGCGTAGAGCCCGAACAACGTCGAGGTGTTCACCGACGCGTTGGCATGCGCCGTCGACCACGTCGTCAGCGTGGCCGAGCCGTTGCCAGAGATCGAACAATCGATATCGTTCCCATTGGTGACGACGGTCAGCGTCACGACATTCCCGAGAAAGGCCCCCGTGATCGTGGCCGTGCGCCGGATGGTATTGGACCCGCCGTTGCGTTCGATCAAGTCGATCCGATGCGTATCACCACCGCCCCCACCAGCATCCGCCTCCATCACCACGGTCCAGTTATTGTCGATGTCCACGATCCGCACTCCAAGCCCGAGGGCATAACTCCCCGTCGCAGGAATGACAATATCGCAAGTAATCCCCACGTTTCCTGCCCCAGCATCGGCTGAGGCACCCGAGTTCACGACGCCGGACGGCGGTTGCGCGACGTCCGTCGCCCCGACCACCGTCCACGTCCCCGAGAACGAGGTCCAACCGGGCCCGACATTCATCGTGTGCGCCGACAGATTGACGTTGCCCGCTTCCGTGAAGCTATCCGAGAGGAGTATGGCCATTACTTCCCCAGCAGATAAGTGCCGGCCGGGAAAAAGATCGTCCCCCCACCAGCCGTGACGATGGTCTGTAACGCCGCTTGAATCGCCGCGGTGTCATCCGTGACTCCGTCGCCGACGATGCCGTAGTTCTTGGCGTTGTGCCAGCCCATCATCGTCGCACTTCCGTGAAGCTATCTGAGAGTAGTATGGCCATTACTTACCAGCCACCGTCCAGTTGGTGCCGTTGTACACGGCCAACACTGGATTCGCGCCACCACCCGCAATCGTGGCACCCCACGTCACCGTGTTGCTATCCGTCACCGGGATGACCATGCCCGCCTTCGGCGTCGTCGGCAGCGCCGAGACCGCAACTGGCATGACGAACCCACGCTGGTTTGAACAAATGAGATTGGCGCCACCACTTTTGGTAAACGTGTCCGTCTCGCTCGAGTTCGCATTGACAACGTGATAATTCAACGTCCCGTAGAGCTGCCCACCATCATCGATGTGGTTGATCTTGTCCATCCAGCCAGCGAACTGACCGTTCGCGTTCTCAATGTCTAATTGGCCAATGTGCAGACCGGCCGACCCACTGGCCACGGACTTAATGACACGGGCACATTCCAACGCCGTAAAGGAATGCAGCCAGTTCGGATGGGTGTTGTCGGGTTGCTCGATCGCTTCGAGACACGCGCTCGCCGTGAGATTGATCCCGTCGGTCAGGAGTTCGCCCAGGTAGTAGCCGATCGGATACCCCCAGACCATCATGTTCTGCGCACTGACGCCGACCGCTTTGTGTTGCTGCGGAAAGAGAAACGCGGCGGCACTATGCGTCGGCTGCGTGACCGTCGAATACGCCATCCCGCCGGCATGGGCCAGGAGATGGCGGAAAATCGTGTCCTGCTGATACCGGCAGTCGAGTGCGTGGTAATTCGGGTTCGCGGGGCACTGGAAAATACTGTCCCGCCAATCAACATGCAGATTGTTGCGCCCGGTGCCAGGACTGCGAAACACGCTGGTGTGCGTGCCCGTGGTCATCGTCGACTTAAAGATCGTGTAGCCGTCCACCGGGAGGGCTGTGAGTTCGCCAGACGTCGGCGGCGGCAAGGCCCCCAGGATCCGCAGCGTGACTTGTTGCGTCGTCGAAATCCCCGCGCCGTCACCGACGACCGGAAACTCCACTTGCGCCACCCCAGTGCCGCCTTGAGCCGTACTCAGCAGATAAGTGCCGGCCGGGAAAAAGATCGTCCCCCCACCAGCCGTGACGATGGTCTGAAACGCCGCTTGAATCGCCCCGGTATCATCCGCGACGCCATCGCCAACGATGCCGAAGTTTTTCGCATTGTGCCAGCCCATCATCGTCGCGAATAAGTTGTCCAGCGTCAGCTTGCGATCGAGCGCGCCAGGGATCTCGACATAGGCTAACGACAAGGGCGAAGGCGCGGTCGTCGCCACTAAATCGTGGATAAGGCTAGACATAGAACAGCAGTCCGAATTGAAGGAGCCAACAGAACGGAATGCGCAACACCCGCAGCCGCGCCCGAACTGGATCCGCCCCATTGTTCAGGAGCAGATTCCCGCCGCTGTTGAGGGTCAGCGTGCCGCCGCTATTGAGAAGGAGATCGCTCAATACTGCATCCCCGTGACGCGGTCGATGTGTTTGAACACGAGCGCCGTATCGATGATGTACGGAAAGTCTTTCTTCGCAAACCGGCCAAACCCAGCCTTCGTCAAGATGTCGCGCTTCATCGTCTCGGCGGACCACCACAGATCCGACGTCCCAGATGCCACATGCACGCCGCCGTTTTCAATCCAGACCCGTGACGGCTGTTGAAAAATCTTCTTGAGTGGAAACGGATAGCCAGGCAAGGAATACGTCTCGACATCCGGTTCGCGCGCCCACGCCTCGAGGATGCTACGATGAATCAGGAGCGCCCCAGTCGGGACGCCAGACACCCAAATCACATCGCCCGGCGTCCAGTCACGGAAGGCTCGAGAGCCTGAGCCCCGGTACGCGAGGGGTTCCGGGCCGAGCAGCTTGATCCCGCCCTTCTTGCCCTTCCGTACTTCCGCAGAGCCTTTGATGTGGTAGAGACCAGACACGACGGGCGGCGCGTGTTTCCGTTCCATCTTCCAGAACCAGCGATCGAACGCGAGGAACGCATCGGCTGGAGGCACGGTGTCATCTTCAATCAGCAGCAACGCACGAAAGGCGCCGCGGAGCATCGTGTCGACGAGCATGTTCTGGGCATCGGCGACGAGATACCCCATCGGCGTCGACCGCACCAGTGCCCAGTTCGGCGGTGACACGCATCCGACCATGGCGTTGTGCCATTCAATCCGGATCGTGCCTAGCGAGGCGGTGCCTAATAGGATGTCGACGCGATCCGCGCCAGGCTTCGGATGCACCGGCGACAGTGCCAACGCGCCGTCAGTTAACGGTCGGATCTTCGCCATAGGTGACATCTATCGGCCGGCACAGATGCATCGTGGTGGACGCGTGACAATACGGACAACTACTCACCGCATCGCGAATCTGAAACGAGCGGCCATCCGGTAACGTGATGATGTACGAGCCATCGCCGCAATCATGGAAGGGACGGACGGGCGGTTTATCCATGCTTGCAGTCCGCCACACGCTGCAACCAACCCCCCGGGCACATGGTCAGAAGCCATCGCTCGGCCAACACGTCCTGACTGAACTCGCAGGGATGTTTGGCGACATAGTCTTCAATGCCGCCGCGCGCGCCGCGGTCACCTTCAGGACCTGGCCACGAGATGTTCGTGTCCTCGACGACGAGCCAGTCGCCGACGCCGACGAGTGGCGCGTAGAGCTCGAGCTCCCTGCGCACATGGTCTGCGCTATGGTCGGCATCCAAAGAAATCAGCGTCTTGGTACCAGCTAATCCGAGCTCATCTATATCGTCGACAATGGCATTTTTCACTGCAGCATCAGTTGAGTCACCAGCAAGGAAGGTAATCTTCGGATGACTCTCAACGCGGCGGTGATCCTCAAAGTCCACACTGTAGACGTGCCCATCAATGCCCAGCATGTCCATCAACATCGCGAACCAGAGCGCCGAGCCGCCGGCATACGTCCCAGTCTCAATCACCACACGCGGCTTATGAGAGCTCATCAATTCCTGGTACATCCACAAATCGTTGGGACACTTCATCATCCCCACCCCGAGGAAGTGGAGGTAGTGCCACGTATGCGGCGCGTTGTACCAGACGTCGTGGTATTGCTGCAGGAGTTCGGCGTGGTCTGCGCGGGTCTTGTGGACGCGCCGCGCCATCTCGGCATCGGTACAACCAGCATCTGTCTCGACAATCGTGAGCGGCTTCACACCTGGTACGATAGCCGGGGCACTCACTTGCCGTGTCCATTCATAGGCTGCTTGGCCAACATCACGTTGTAGCTGATACTCCCCTGCGTGCCTGGCACCCGCGCCATCTGCAACGGCCACCACGGCTTCGGCGTCGGCCGTCCCAAATGCTTATGCAGTTCGTACATCGGCGTGCGTGGATCCAACCACGCAAACGAGGCTTCCAGCACACGCGTCTTATGCTGTGGATCCGTCAGCCACCCTTGCGACTCGTCGCCACCATACGGCCCACTCACGTAACACACCCCACCCGGTTGCGTCACCCGCCAGAGCTCATCCCACCACGCGAAGAACTGCGCCGGTTCGACATATTCGAGGACGTGTGTCACCACAGCCGTATTGACACAGGCATCGGGTAACGGGAACGGCAAGAAACATGGGTGATGCGGCACGTCACCGGTTGGCGAGAGCACCACACTACGCGGTTGCGGCGTGCCACCGAGGCTGATGTCGAGCAGGAGGCCTTTTTTCTTTTCGACAAGTGTCTTGATCTTCGGCGACAGCTTCACGCCTGGACCTCTTCAACCAGACGCATGGCCGGCGCGTCAGCTTGGCAACTCCAGTATTTCCCGACAATGACGGCGTGTTCGTAGCAGAACGTGCAATGACACCGAGCACAAGTTACGTCCCAGCAACCAGACATCACCTTCCCGCACCCTAGATGCTGGCAGACCGCATCGCCGCCCCAAACCGGAATGCGGCTTCCGTCCGGATTCACATGGACACAACGAGACGTCTGATCATCGGGATCGAGTCTAGTAATCCGCCCTTGTGCGTCGCGCTCGGTCACGCTTGCGTCTTCTTTCCGTCCGCCATATCCGCGTAGTGCGTCAACTGTTTCGCCACCGCTCGCGCATCATCCGGACTGAAGATCAAACACGGCGCCGCCACCGAGAACTGCAACAACACTTTCTGTTCGTCGGCGTTGTAGCCGAACACGATCTGGCAGGCTTCGCCGTCCTGGCCAAGCCGCGCCGGCGCTTTCAACGTGCGCTCGACAGGGCTGAGTTTACGATTCGCTTGGGAGCGGGCCATGAAGTGCCTTGTACTGGTCGAGTTCGCTTAGCAACTGTTCCGCTTTCTTCCTTCCGATGAACACGCGATTCCTCATGTTCTCGTCTCGCGTGATCCAGCGCATATTGCCAGGTTCGTAATTTCCGTTATTGTCGATGCGATCCAGTTGCAGTCCTGGCTCCGGCCGTCGTCCAACGCTCTTAATGAATGCTTCAAACGATGCCCGCCATTCGTCGCAGACCTTGATCCCGCGCCCACCGTAATGCACGTAGCCAGGGTTGTTGGGATTCGTGCAACGTTGCACGATGGCTGCCCAAATCTTGTACTCAGGCCACCGCACACCGCCATGCTTTAGTGCCCGAATAGCCATCGTTTCCTGTTGATAGCATCCACAGGATCGCGTTGCATGACTCGTCAATGCCGCCCGCTGAACGATCGTCATCGCCCCGCATTCGCATCGACACTCCCAGTAGCCGAACCACTTCCGCCCAATCTTCTTGGACGGCGCCTTCGCGACGACGGTCAACCGTCCAAACGTGCGACCGACCAGATCGATCTGCCGTGCCGCATGAACGGCCGCAAGATTCTCCCGTTGGAGACACCCACACGATTTCGTCCGACCTTCACGTAACGTCGCGAGTCGCACGCCTACGCTATTTCCGCAATCACATCGGCAGGCAACCCACCGATGCTTTGTACGGTCACCTTTCGGCGCATCACCAACGACGACTAACCGCCCAAACCTCTGACTCGTAACGTCTCGCTTCGGATATGGCATCCCTCACCTCTACGGCGAGTATACCATACAAGAGCACAGTTCTACCTACGTGCTGAACACCCAGTTATATGTGACATTGTGGTACTCTAACTGACCCTATAGTCACTTAGGTTGTTTGTTACTGGCACTCGCCAGGGTTGGTCATTTCTGCCAACCTCTCACGGTTCGCGTTCCCGTGAGCCCGGAACATCGCATCTCCGTTTTGCGGAGCCTCTGGGCTTGTTCTCTCAGCCTGCACAGCGTCGGTCGCTTGCTTGGCCCTTGTTCCCGTTTCAGGATTCAAGTCAATCACCAGAGGTTTTTCTGACCCTTACGCTGCTGCCAACAGCGTCGCCATCAGGCCCCCATCGTCGTCAAGGGCCTGGGTCGTCCCCTTCGTCGAGGACGCAAACGTCGCCAGCGATAGCGCCGTGCCGCTGCCCACCGTGGCGTTGTGGTACTGCGCGATGCAGTTCAGCGTGACGGCGTTAGAGATGGCCGTCGAGACGTACTGGAAGGACTGGGAAAGGGTCCACGTCGCCGCGAGGGACTGGACACCTGCCGAAACAGTCGCACGCGCGCCGCCGGCCGTAGAACCAGACGTGGAGGCTGTGCCCTGCTCACTCGAGTCAATCGCCGACTTCGTGGAGAAGTTGGACGACTGCGCTTCCGTCATGTGGCCGATGCCCCAGAACCGCGCGAGGCCCAGATCCGACAGGACCGTGGCCGCTGAACTCGCGGTGGATCCCTGCGAGGACTGCAGGCCGACGAACGCACGAATCACCGCGCCGTGGCCGTACGTGGTGATGACGTTCTCGTACCAGTCGCCGAGCTGCCGTTCGCCGGACTGGCAATCCACGAGCTCGCCGCGGACAAAGCCACGAATGCGCGAGACGTCCGCCCGGCGCATCTTTGGGACTTGGTCCTTCTTCAGAACACGATGCACCTTCCCATCATGGGTATGGATCTTGTCACCTGGCTGAAAACTCATCGGCGTCTCCTTGGTCGGTCACTTCATTGTGATTTCGTCGCACGTCCCGGTCGGGCCACAGAACCGATAGCGCGGCTGCGCCATGGTGCCAATCATCAAACGCTCGATCCGATTGCCGGTAGTCGTCCCCAGGAATAACACCCAGGTCTCGACCGGCGGCGGTGGGGTCGCGACGCATTGTCCGTTCACGAGGATCATCCCTGGCGGCACGCTCGTCTGCACCCCGTCAATATTCGGACAGACATCCACCGGCGGCGAGACGCACACGCCATTGACAAGCACCGCCGGCGGCACACAGACCGGCGGCGTCGTCGCCCCGACCGTGTAATGAAAGACCATTTCCGAGCCGGCGATCTTGGGAAACGGCGTCGTCGAGGAGACGCGCCACGTTTTGATCTCATGGCGTCCCGCTGTCGTCTGCGATCCTTTGGCTTGGAACCGACGCAGATCCGGGCGCGCCCCGTTGGCATCCACGAAGAACTCCGGCGCCCCGTCGATACTCACCAGCGACACCACACTTGCCCCGGTGGCCGTCCCCGTCAGCACACCCGAGAAATCAATCGTCGCGGCCGCACCAGTGCCGTTCACGAGGATCGCCTGCGTCTGTTCTGCGGGGTAGGTGACGATGAAGCGTGGCGGCCCGAGCGTCGAGGTCGCTCCCGGCGCCACGAGTCCGATAATGACACCGGGGAGTCGACCCTCGTCAGCCGTGCGGAGCACCTCGCCGTTGTACGCCTGCCCAAACCGATCCCAGCACTGCCCCATCGTCAGACCGACAGCTGGCGCGTTCCACTGCTGCTGCCCATCCGAGGACGGCCAACACGCCGCACTTTCACGCTGCGCGGGTTCAAACAGGCGGAAGTCTTTCCCGGTGCCTTGCCAGTTGTTGATGATGTAGCGTGAGCCTTGCTGGAAGAGCCAATGACTGGCGCCCTGAGCCGGGAACGGCGCGGCACCACCCGGCCAGACCGTGCCGTTGCCGAATACGATGTATTGCGACGGGAAGCCCGGCAGATCGCGATGCGTGATGTTGGTGTGGACGAGATTGTCCGACATCAGCACGCCGTAGTCGATGTTGACAGCGTTCTGCATCTCCACACCCGTCAAACGGACGTAGCCGATCGCGCCGCCATCCCGCACGCCAATGGCACAGCCGACCAGGCGCCCGCCTTCGACCGTCAAGCTCCCGGTATAGGCCGCGCTGGAGTGAATGCAGAACGATCGCCCACCGACACCGACGAGAATCGGCCGACGAAGATAGGGATCCTGGGGATCGGAGACCGGCGCAAAGACTTGCATCCCTTGGTTGTAAGAGGCGACGTGATCGTCATTGGGGAACAGCGGCGCCCCCCAGAACTCCAAGCCGAAATGGACGTTACTGAGCGTCCGGTTCTTCGTCATCGAGACGGGTTTCGCGGTGGCTTGCCGCATCGCGGTATCGAGATCGCCGCCCGGCACACTCGGATAGGATCCTGCCACATGATTGATGTTAAACAGGTTCATCCCGACTGAGTTGTTGATCGCGACGTTCCCCTCGATCGTCTGCGTGATACCGTGGAGCCAAAACCCTGTCCCCTCGGTGCCAGGGCTCTTGCCGACGATATTGTTCAGCGCTTGCCCTGAGCCCGTTTCATTCCCAAAGACGTAGGCCGCAAAGTTCTGGCGGAACGTGTTCCGCACTTCGTAGCCGTCTTCCGTGACGAAACACGCTGCCGCAAAATCCACACAGATGTTGCGCTCGATCAGGGCATCGTGCGTGCCGTGCAGAGCCAGTGCCCATTTCGGTTTCGTGAGGCCGGGCCCACTCCCGCGATAAACGTTCCCGATCGATACCGAGCCGAAGCCCTGCGCGTGATGCTTATGCCCACCGCCATAGCGGCCGACTTGCTTCGTCCCGATATGCGTGATGGTCCCTTGATCCGCCGTCGTGCTGTCGAGGACATCCGCCGGCGTCCGACCTAAGCCGATGAACGCCGAATAGCCTTCGCGCCAGGTCGCGTCGTGACCGACGTCTGCCGCGTGCCCGCGCGTGCCGTTCGGATTCTCGGAGCGCAAGATGATGTTGCGGGTCAGGTTCGCGACATAGGGCAAACTGATGATGTTGCCGTCGGGATCGAACTGCGCGAAGTGATCGAAGTCGAGCGGCTTGGAGAGTGTCACGCGGCGGCCGGAGATACTCTCGACCGTCACCAGCGGTTCACGACGCGGACCGCCACCCGCTGGCACGTCCATATCAGGAAACAGGAGCTCATCGCCGACCCGCCAGCCCGTGGGGTCTTCGGACAGCGTGACGGTGCGCTGCGTAGCGCCGAGACTGTCCGTCAGCGTGGTCCAGGTCAGTTTGGGCGCCCCCCAGACATCGCGACGGCCGAAGTTCAGCAGGCCGTTGCCCCACTGGAATGGATCGAGTGTCACGTTCAGCGGCACATCGTTGACGATGAATTCCACGCGCCGAGTCGTCGGGATCGGGTCCGCCTGAGTGCCAATGTCGAGCACCCCACCGGGCAACACAAACAGATGCGTGAAGCGCAGGACCGTATCGCGCGTCCGCGACACTTTCAGGGTGCCCGCCACTTCGACACAATCAAACGTCGAATCCGCGGCCGGTTCGATCGTTTGGCCGACGGGAACCGTCAACACCCGCGGCAGCGTGAGACAGCGCGGCACGAAATCCGGCGAGCCGATTCGGATGACCGTCGGCTCTACCGTGATCATCATGCCGTGGTTTTGAGCGACGACCGGCGCCGCTAGGAAGGACAGGCAGACAAGGAGCGTGAGTATTTTAGTAATGGCCTAGAATGCGCCGGAATCGACCAGGTGCAACGTCTACGCATGCTTATTTTGCAAAATCTCGCGTAGAGCCGCTACGTCTTGGGCTGACACTCGGCACTGACCATTCTCAGCGCGGAAGGCTTCGAGTTTCTCGGCCTTGATCCAGTTCCGGATGGTTTGCGCAGACACTTGGAGGAATCGAGCAGCCGTACCAACGGTGATGAGACGCTCAGGAGGCATTTCGAATGGGCCAGCCGCACCAGTGCAGCAGCCAAGCAAAGAGGAGCGCGATCGGCCACGTCACGATTCGGTGTCCTGTTCCGTGATGGCCGTGCCTTCAGGATCGTGCAGAGGCTCCGGAGGTTGAGCGCCGAGGCTGTCGTATTCAGCACGACGAAAACGGTCGAGTAGTGCGTGGAGATCATCCCAACGGTCTCTCTTCATCCGAGGCCGTTCTTTGTGCGTCTCTGAACAGGCCAACTCGCCCATAATCACTGTACACACCACGCGAATTTCGTGGGTGCTCAAAGTTAATCGCGTATCGCTCATGGCTGCCCTGCTCTCTCGACCACAATGTCAGACAGATAAAGACTTCTAGTCGCGCGTGGACGGTTCTACGCTACTCGCGAGGACAGGATCTACCGCGCCCTCGGCCTTTGCTGATTTGCTGCGCTCTTTAAGAACGTGCAACGCGTCGTAGGACTTCTGAAGATCAGCGCGACAGGCTCTCAGGGTGGCAATTTTCGGACGGGTGTTGTCGATTGCGTCGATGGACGATACAACGTGATCAAGCGCTTCACCGAGCACGGCCTGTTGCCCTCGCTGGAATGCCATATCAAGAAACCGTTCAATATGCTTCACCGACGCTTCTGATGGCGCCGTGAGGTGCAATCCACCAACAGGATGCCCCTGCGACCACGGCTGAAGCTGTTCGCTGATGAGCGCCTCGATTCTGAGGAGGTAGAGCGTCCACGCCAGATTTCTAGCCTCGGTCATCGGTCACATCTCCCGTTGGTGGCTGCGATAGATCCTGCCCGTGGCGATTGATTCCATTGTCCACGCGCGTACGAAACTCTTTCTCTTTGTCTGGCGGCGTGGGGGCCAGAACCGGAGGCGCCGGCACATTTAACCGCACCCAGGCTTTGACGGCTTCGAATGCCTCGCAGACTTGAGCCGGTCGCGTGGGTGGGGCGTGTCGATACGTCTGCATTAGTTCGTAAAACTCTCGCGAGTCCAGGCTGGGTTGCCACGCGTGCGGATCGCTCACGAGAGAGCCTAGAGCCGCACGAGCACGCACCAGCCAACAATCAGCCTTATGTGGTTCTGGGTCGATGTCCATCCCGTTCACGTCGCGGTTACACCACCAGCAGTAATTCATCGTCGTGCTGTTGCCGCCTTGAGTTTCAATTTCTTCTTTTAACAACTCCGCGAGTGGTCGGGAGACACCCCCAGAGCCGCCAGCAGCTTTCGCTTTCTCTTCAGAAATCTTTTCTGCCATGTCGTTTCCTGCTTGACTAACCTAAACGCTTGGGTTATTCTCTCTTCATGGTTAAACAAATCACGGTCAACGGCGCGGCGGCAAAGGTTATCAACACCCTGTCCTGCGGCCCAGGCTCTGAACCCCACACGTTCGAACTGTCTGGCGGCTCCTACGTCTACCAAATCGCCGATGTGTGGTGGCTTCAAGAGCGCGGCCAGTTCAAGCGAGCGGTCAGGGTGGCCCAATGAGGGCCGCCAAGAACCCGCATGCCGTCGCCCTCGGCCGCAAGGGCGGCAGCGCCACGTCTAAAGCGAAGGCCGACGCTTCCCGCACCAATGGCGCCCTCGGTGGCCGTCCTCCCAAGCCAAAGCCTCACGATTTGTGCTCCTGAGCGGCCACGACCGCCGCCCGCAACCACGATTCAACTTCGGCGTATGTACTTCTAAACACCGCTTCTCCGGCTGTGAACTTCACCGCCAACCATTGCCCGTCGTGCAGTTTCGTCACCAAATACAGACGCGTGTCCGGTTGGGGAACGCAGGAGGCAGCGCCCTTCTCCGCATAGTGCCGTCGCAATTCAAGTTCTTCGACTTCCGGACTGAGCGCCGGGAAGTCATAGCCCAGAGCCGCCTTGATCTGATCGAGCGATTTACCTTGTGGGGGGACGCTGGAGCCGGCCGCCCACACGTCGTCAGCCATCACAAATTCACTCATACGCGCGTCGCACCTTTCTGCCCTATTCCATCGACTGGATCTACCGCGTCGAGCGCCGTTGCTGATGCGCGACGTTTCTCGGAAGCCACGGCCACGTCCAACATCGGTAGAAGGTTCGTGCGAATAGAGTCCGCGATCTCGGCGTTCGTGTGGCCGTCTTTGATGTTCGTTAGCCGATAGCGACAGCCATCCTCGAACCAAATGTGACAATCCCACGCGCCGCGTTTCTTATGGCCTCTTGGCATCGGTGACTACTCCCCACTGCTGCGACGCGGTAGATCCTGTCCGTCGGCGCCTGCCTTCAGTGGTGCGACGCGCGACTGATCGTCTGGTGTTTCTATCTGGTGTGGCCCTTCGGGATCGCCGAGGAGGCCCGCGCGTCGTTCGTCGCAATCGAACCAAAGGCACCCCTTGCTGACCCATTCATCTCGTAGCTGTTGGTGTGTTAGAACCCTGTCGTCATAGCCGAACTCAGTACCACAGCATGCACAAATACTGTGGTCGCGTGGAGGAAACTCCAGTGCGTTATAGCCACAGACTGGGCAGGTGTGTTCGTTCATGGTTGCTCCTGCGCGGGATCGCCGAGGAGACGGGCCAGCTTGGCGGCGCACTCCGTCAACGTCTCCGCAACCGCCGCGTGTTCTGATTGACACTCCAAATGGCACTCAACCGAATACTGACCTGCTACCAGCGCTGAATCCTGAAACTCGTCGCGCAGGGCGCGGATCGCCGCGTGCGTGGCCGCGAGTTGCGTCGACAGTTTCTCGGCGCGTGCGTGTTGTGCTTCGCATTCCTGTTTCAGCCACAGCAGTGCGCCGGCTGCGAACGGTGCGTCGAGTGGGGCGCGATAGACTTCATCGGCCGCAGGCTTCATCGTTCGCCGTAAAGGCGGATCCCAATCGAGCTCATTCAGCTCGTTGTTAATATCCTTTAGTGGATCGCTCACGCCTGCCTCCGTGTCCCAAAACAGAACGAAGAATCTCTATCGCGCAGGGACAGCACGGGTTTACCCATCGTCTCCAGTCCTCCGCGACGACCGCCCAACCCACTCCGACAGCAATTGAAGAACCAGAGCCCGAAGAGAAATCCCTTCACGTTTTGCTTTCGCACTCACGGCGTCGTAGAGCGTGGGCGGAATGCGATCGACTTCGATCCGCACCCGCCGTTCCGTCTTCGGTGTGAACTCGCGGGAGTAACCTCGTTTGGCCATCCCGCGAGTGTATCCCTGCTCCATTAAGGCACCTGCACCGTTCCGCAAAACGCACAGAACCATCCGAGCTTGTGTTTGCCCGCGTGGATGTGTGTATCCTTCACGAACTGATTAGAGAACGACATCTTGTGCGTGAGGCACACCCATTGGCCCTGATTGTGTTCGCACTTCGCGCTAACGATAAACTCCATCTGCGGATCAATCTTGCCGATGTCGCCCGCGTAGTTGCTCTTCGCGATCACGGCCCGTTCACCCTCTGACGCACGCTCTAGAACCTGTGCCATCTCTCACCTCCAGAGATAGCCTACAACAATACCGGTATTCATGTCAAGTTTACCGGTATTCATGCGCGTGTCCTCTTGCGTGGCATCGGCTCTGGCTTGGCCGCATTCCGCCGTAGATGATCGTCAAAGTCCAGCAAGGAGAGGGCTTGCGCGCGTAACGTCTCCGGCACCAGGCCGGCCGCAAGATCACGCAGATCCTCGACGCGCAAGGCTTCCACGCGGTAGTCAAACCCGTCCTGGTTATCACCGGCGGCGACTCTCATGTGAACTTGTCTCCCTGAAATGGAGATTCAATGCACGGCGCTTGCGGCTGTAATGCTTGTCCGAAATTCATTTGCCGAAGCCAGAGACGCCCGAACCACAGCACGAGGAAACGTTCCCGCCACGTCAGCGCCCAACAACTGATCGTTTCGCGCTCATCGGAGTAGGCTGGCAATGGGAGATAAGGCTTCTGGTCCTTCGCCCACACCATCGTCTGCTCTGGAAATTCGATCGGCGTCACGATTGCCACCTCCTACGGTCGTTGTCGCGCTGGCGCTCTGACGGTGAGCGTTCGTCTAAGTCGCCCATGCGGTCGTAGGGCTGTGTGGCGTCACCGTCCGTGTTGCGCGTGCCTCGGCACTTCGGATAATTCGCACAGCCCCAGAACCGCTGCCCCGTAGTTTTATTCGCCCGACTCTTCATCGGCCCGTCGCACTGTGGGCATTTGACGTTCTCGATCATCGTTCACTTATCTCCCGTTGCGGATGTCGCGTGGATCCTGTCGTGGTAGCCATCCGAACGACTGTAAACGCGTAAAAGTCTTCGTCCTCGTTGGGTTATCACCGGCGGCGACTCTCATCGCATCCCAATCGCCGCGAGCCATCGACGGACCACGCGGAGTGCCCGAATCGCGCAGCAATCCACACACCGACAGGGCCGAGTTCGGCTGTGTCGATAAGGAACCTCTGGAAACATTCGTGGACAGAACCGTGTCTGATAGGTCAATGTGATCATGAACTCGCTCCAATCTCTTTCAAAGTGGGCGGGTTCTGCCGAATGTCTCGACAGCGTCGCCCGCGGTTCGTTTCCCGATAACACTCCGTGTGCGCCAACTGCGGCCGATCGTCACCCATTGGCCGGCGGCAGATGTAGCACAGGCCGCGGGCCCGGATCTGCGCGTGCCACTCCGGGTTCTTACACTTCATCGACTCGCTCCGATCTCTTTCAACACCTGTTCGGGCGTCCGCCAGATCGGAAAGTCGCCCTGGTTCTTGGTTTCCGTCCCCCCCCTCGACTTCACCTCGCCGGCGTAGTAGAAGCCCCGCCAGCGCACGAGGAGATCGGGATTGCCGTGGCCCCCGCCGATCAACCAGAACTCTGCGCCTACGGCCTTCAGGGCGTCTGTAATGGGCTTCTCCGCGGTGTCCCGCTTCCCACCGCCGGCGCGACGTCGGTAACTCACCGCGGCACCAGCCGGTACTTCGCTTTCGGCGCCCCCGATCCCTTGCCTGGCCCACGCGGATACAGCGCCTCGATCTCCACAGAGCCCTGAGCCTTCAACGCCGAGAGCGCCACCGCAATCGTCCCGTAGGCATAACTCGTGAGCCCGCAGAGTTCGTCCACCGTGAACAGGTGATCCGGCGCATTAGTGAACTGCTCGAGGACCCGTTCCACGGCGCTCATGCGGGCTCCTTTGGTGAGTAGCGATCCACGTCAGCCGAGGCAAGACCATCAAGGAATTCGTCAGCCGAGGCGAGACACTCAAGTGAACAGAACTTGATCAAGCCACCCACTCTCGTGAAATTCGCCCCACCAAGCGGCAACGCCAGCCGACACCACCCGCACCGGTTCGCGTGATCCCGCCTGCCGAGCTCCGCATTCCGTTCTCGCCGCGCCGCCAGATCCTTCCGCTTCATGACGCCCGCGCTTCCCGCAGGATCTTCTCCGTGCAGTCCTTGAACCGCTGACACGTCGGCGTGTGCGGACACCGCATGCCGCCGTCAGACCGTGCCGACCGCGGCTTCTCTAGCGCCTCATCCAGCCAGCGACCTTGGTTCAGCCACGTCGCCGGGTGGCAGAAGTCCGCATACGCCGGCTTGTTCAAGAGGTAGCGCGCGATCCCTGACAGCAATTCCGCTGCGCTCGCCGTCTTCCGCGCTTTCACGTATGCCTTTTCTGCAGCGAGTTTCCCGACGCGGTTCGGATACGCGCGCCAGAAGGCTTCGAAGTCCGCCTTCAATTGACCGTCTCCGGCTTTGACCACATTGGCCGATTCCAATCTTCCGGAAGCGACGGCTCAGTCTTTTTGTCCTCTGGCCGCCAATCGGTTTGATCCCAATTACCTTTCCCGTGATTACACGCACTACAAAGTATCTGTAGATTAGATTCAGTTAGCGCCAATTTTGGGAATAGTCGCCGCGGCTTAATGTGATCAACATTGATCACTGTCACACCATCTTTAGGAGAAGCACCGCAACATTCACATCGAGCTCCACGCTTCGTGATCACAACCATACGGAGTCGGCGCCATTCCGCAGTCTGAAGAAACGAGTTATCAGCCGCAGTTTTAAGGACCGACTTGCTAATGTGATGCTTGATGCGTGGCGACAACTTCGGTGGGTCATAGTGCAGCGACGAATGGTGCATCTTTGGCAGTGGAGCTGCGGCGATCCGAACAGGAAGCGGCCACTTGGCGCCATGTTGATCGGCCCATAGCCCGGCCCAGTGACCACGAGGAATACCTTTTGGCCGTTCCTTCATGTGCTTTTTAAAGCCAAACTCCGCGCGCAACTTTCGCGGGATATGACTCAGAACTGTCTTCCATTGCTTCATAAACACATCTTCCAGATAAACCCCGGACTCTCCGGCTCCCCCCTCCGATTCCCAGTCCCTTGCCGGCAATTCGTTTCCGAGCCCTTTCGAAGTACCAAGGCCAAGTCCAAATTGATCAACAACGCGTGTATGAAAACGAGACGCGCCGTAGTGCCGTATAAGGTCTGTTCAACCGCTTGGTGATCGCCGCCGCACCAACGAGGCCACGCCTAGCCGTTCGTCCCGGCCCCACCGCCCACCTCAGCAACCTCGCAAGTGTCCAGGTATTTATCACCGCCCCTGACAGGCGCTTAGTTCTACGCTCTCAATCGAAACGCTTCGCCGTTGAATCTGTATTCCGAGATCACAAATGAACTGCCGTCTTCACGCTTAACGTGCCGCTGCCGATTCTCAATGTCCATGCCGAGCTGCGTCCGGCAATCACTCACCCGGCTGCGCCACGCGTATCGGCCTCCAATCGTTTCGAGCTCGCGCCCGTCGATCCAGCGGCCGGCGTTGGTTCCAAAGTAGGCCGCGACTCGTTTGGTAAAGGTCATCGTCGCCGCTGCTCCAGACGCCAGCCCTCAGACACGTAGACGTCATGGCGGGTGTATTTCCAGAAGTAGTAAAGGCGACGGAGGTACTTCACTTCTTGCTCGGCTTCGCCGTGATCGTGATGGCACCGTTCGCCATCAGGAAATCGCGCAAGTCTTGAGCCTCTGCCACTGTTAGATATATCGTCTCGGCATCTTTTTTGATCTTGATCAACGTCTCGGTAATCAATTCGTCCTCCACGACTACAATCGTCATCAGCACGCTAATGCCAATTTGTCACCACACCGCACGAACAGCGGCCCGTCTGCACCGTCCGTCGTGATCGGATCCATATCGATCTCGCCAGCGTCGTACGCGCGATGGTGGCCTGTGCAGCCCATAAAGCTACCCGCGGTCGTGTGCCGTTCTTCCGGCGCCATCCCTCGCGTTCTGGCTCGCTTTTTGTCGCCCATGTGGCACCATTCGCTAACACCCGAACACGGCCCGCACCCGGTAAGCCGACAAAACCCGTCACGTTTGACACACTGCGCCCGAACGATCCGTTTCTGCTTGTCTTCAGCCCGACGCTTCCGTCTTTTGATCCGCTTGCGCGTCTCTGGCTTCGGACATTGAACGCCAAATCCAATTGCCATCACGCAGCCTTGAACTTCCGGTGCGCGCTGAACAATCGCTCGAGACGCAACTTCTCCGTGAGCGTCTGTGCTTCGCGATACTTCTTCGATCGCTTCAACCATTTGCGATTCGCTTTACGCCCCATCACCTGATCGCCTTATCCGTCCGCCGAAACCACGACGCCACCGCGCGGAGGTAAATCTCATCGTTCTGCTCGCGCTGGTGTTGCACTTTGAGATCGTCCTGATGCCTCTGCCAGCAACGCAGATGGCCCCAGCGCTGCGCCGCCTCGATCCAGATCGGCGCACGCGCGTTGATGCCTTTTGTGGTGGACCAGGTATAGCTACACCAAGGACACGTCCTGGCTTCGATGGCATCATGCTCTCGCCGGCCACGATCGATCGCGCTATCGAGCTCCGCGCGTTCCTTCGCGATCAAGTCTGACAGTTCACTCACACGCAATCTCCACAGCGACGAGATCGCGGCCGAACTTTATTTCGGCTGATTTCCTATGGCGCCATTCTTTCCGCCTTGCACTTGCACACGTCAGGCACTCCGAAGCAAACCCGCTGTATTGAGATCTGTTTCGCTTGAAATCTGTAATCATCCGCAGGCTCTTGCAGGTTCCACAGACTTTTTGAGTATTAGGGTCACCGCCAGCGCGTTGAGTCCGCATCCGATGATGCAGAAACGTGTGGTATGCCTGGTCCTGGCAGATGACTAATCGAGGTGTGAACGACCACTTATCGCGGTCAACATGATGAACTTGTGACCCTGGCGGCAACGGCTTGCCGAGTGCTTGTTCAGCCAAGAGCCGGTGGCACCTCATTCGTTCACCATTAATCTTGACTTCGCGGTAGGTTTTGATCACTGCCTTCGGTTGACTCATTTGGCTAGTTGAACCCCAACTAAATCCCTGCCGAATTTGCTGTCTTTCCATGTCACCTGGACCGGGAGTCGAGTCTCTTTTGCCCGTTCACAGAGGGACGCCTGAAACGGATTCACGGTGGAGTACTGCTCCGTCGTGCTGGGATACGCCACCGTGGTGCCCGTGATCAGAAATTGCGTCCAACCAGGCCGACGCGTGGGCATACTGAACACGCGCGTCACGCTGACGATGTCCGTCGGCACGTCTTAGAACCCCACCTCATCGCCATCGTCTTCGCCCACTTCGCGCACAGGAGGAGGCGACGGTGGTGGCGCAGCGGGATGGTTGTTCGCTGAACGGATGCGTAAACCTCCCACCGTCTTGCCGCCAAACTTCACGTTCGGATCGACATACAGCACCACGCTGTGCCCAGGCCATGATGCGTAGTCGTCTGTGCCACAGATCTCCTCGAGCGCCTCGCAATTGGTTCGGTTGAGGATCATGGCTTTGTCTTTGCCAACAAAGTGCAGGACGAGCTTTTTCTTGATGCTGCCGTCGTCGTCCTTGACGTCTTCCAATTCCACAGCACCAATGATGGCTTTCGGGGACTTCCCCTGGAGGTCTTCCTGTTTCAGAAAGGAACCAAACGCGGATTTATAACTGGGCACTGAGTCTCTCCTTCATCCCACAGAGAACATCGGCTCGATTGTGAGCGGCTAGATCGATAGCTTGTAACTCGGTGACAAGTGTCTGGACTCGACTAGCGATGACGAGTGCCTCCTGGGGTGTCATCGCTTCCACGATCCCTCGCTCAAAATCTTTACAGGCGTCGAGTCCGTGGAACATGGCGTGGTCCAATTCGTTGCGCGTCATCGCGTCCTCCTATCGTTGATAGGGCCGCACGATCGCTTTGAGTTCCTGTTCCGATGCATGTCGCGCTTCCTGCCGCCAGAAGCGATCCCCGATGCGCTCCATCAGCACATAGCAGCAATAGAGCATCAAGGTGGCAAGGGTGAGGAACGACATCCAGTCCAGGACGTTCCAGAACCCGAACAGCCAACATTCCAAAGAGAAGAACCACCTGTCTTCGCAACTCATTGCGAACCGCTGCACCGCCGGCACGAGTACTGCGATCACCATCGGTCCTCCTGGCGTCTCCGCCAGCGCACATAGATAAACGCCGCCACCGGAATCAACATGAAAAAGCCGAACGACAAACACACCCAGAGGAACAGCAGCAGAACGGCGTCACCGATCACCGCCGCATCCCAATCGACACGGCGATCTCTTCCGCGTTTCGTTTTGCCACGAGGTAGATCAAGGACGGCGACAACCAGAGCCAGAAGCGATACGGCAACCGCAGCAACCGCGTGAGGCTGATGTGATGCGACGGTTCCCCGCGCAGCTGTTTCCGGAAGTTCGATTCGTCGAGGTGCATGATCGCCGCGGCTTCTTTCACCGTGATCTGCGCGCGATCGAGCGAGTCAAGAACCGCTTGCCCGAGATCCTTCTCGAGCTCGTCGGTCGACACGGCTGAGAGCTTCAAGAGGAAGCACGCGCCGACGACATACAGGAGTTGGCCAGCGGTCATCACCAGCCACCCATCAGAGCGGAACCAATCAGGGTCACGGCGACGACGACGAAGAGGGCGAGGATCATCGGCGCGCCTCCTGTGGGTTACTTATTTCAGGTATAACTGTTGAGCTGAAGGACTCGCTACAGTGCGTCGGTATGACGCTGACGGACATGATGCTGGAAGCGATTCGAGACGTGGCCGATAAGCGGACTGCTAATCCAAGGTGAGCGTAATAGTAGATGTTATGATAACCTGTGTGTTTAGCCATTAACGTGTTGTTAATACTACGGTTCAGTTGTGTCAACAGGAACAGGCTCGGTCGTGTTGGGAACAGATGTTAACAGCCAGCTTTCCACGGAGACGCCAGTGAGCTGCTCGAGCTTCACAGCGTTTTTTAGATCAGGAGTGCGACCACCGGAGAGCCACTGAGAGAGAACGACGTCGCTGATACCGAGGATTTTTGCCGCCTGCGTCTGATTCACCTTGCTACGGGTGATCCAGTCGCGGAGGCGCTCACGTCCGTTTTTCATGTCGTTAAGTTTACTCTCCGTTAACGATTTGTCAAGCCCATCCGGAGATTATTTTGACCGTTCCGCTAACCACAACCGTGCTAAAGACTTACATGCCTCACATGAAAGCCGCGCGGATTGTGGCGGAAAATGTCTCGGCGCTCCTGAAGCGCGAAAACTACCACCAAACCGATCTGGCGCAACATTGCAAGCGCTCGGACCCGTGGGTGAGTCAATTCTTACGCGGAGAGCGAACCTGGCAACTCGACGATCTGGATAAGGTCGCCGACTTCTTCGGGATGGACACGTTTGAGCTCTTCCGTCCAGGAATAGCACAACGCAGCGAGCGCCGAGGCGTGCAACGCCGTGCCGGCGTGGACCGGCGAGTCAGGCATGACCTTCGCAACGCTCAACAGTTACATGGCCAAATCGAAACAGCGCGACCCAGGAAGGACTCAGACGGTGCGGCTACGTCAGCCCATGCCAAACAACTCCATGCCCTTGTTGCCGACTTCGCCAGGCGCGTCGGTGTACTGCTTCCGCCGGCCGACGCTGGGAGACAAACTGCAAGTCCTCGCCGCGGTCGCCCCAAGGTATCTGTCCGTGATCGAGCAGTTCGTCGATCTGATCCTGAAACGGCTTAAATAGGAAGGGTGCTAAGATAACCGGGACCGGCGGACGTATTCAGCGCTCGCCGGTCCCTCACCAGTCGAACGCGGGCCTAAGGAACCGCGCACGCATGGCTAAGTTTTATAGTCTCACGATTCTCGCCGTCCTCGTCTCAGCCATCCCACTATACGCCGCCGATCCCGATCGCCGACTCGCGACCGTGCGTAAAGCCTTCGTCGTGCCCGTGGACGAACTCGGCGACGATAAAGGCGTCGCGACGTGTCTCGCCAGCCATCTGAAAGACTTGACGCCGATCGAAGCCGTCGCCTCCAAAGAGGAAGCCGATGTGATCTTCCGCGTCAGTTCCCATCTCCCAAGCACCACGACAAAAGTGTTCGCCGGCCCAATGGGTGGTTCCCCCAGCGCGCACCTGTTCGCCGAACTCCCAGACGGCACGAAGCTCTGGGACGATGGCGCAAAGTACCGACGGTCGATGATGCGACAGGGCGCCTTCGGATCGAGTTCTGGCGATACAGGAAAAGGGATTGAGTGCGGGCTCGCCGACGAACTCGCCAACACTTTGCGCGACGCGATGCGGAAAGCGCGAGACAAGAAGTGATGGAGTCTCCAGACTTCAAGCAGCCCGCCATCGGTATTGACCAGTACGACGGCAAGTCGGTCACTGTTCTCGTCTTGAAGCCGACCGGCCAACAATATACAGCGCAAACGCACGGCGTTGGATGCCGGCATCCGGTCGCAGAGGGACAGCCATTCGTCATCTCCGTCGAGACTCCTGTCCCGCACGTCGGGTGCTGGGGCTACGTGTCAGAAGCGGACGTCCTCGTACTGCGCGAGTGGCTCAGCGCCACCTTGCCGTTCGTTGAGCTCGACGAGGATAGACTCAGGGCCGGTGGCGATACCTTCGGAGAAGCATGGCTCCCGGTTCGAATCGGCGGGCTCGAGGCGATCCTCGTGACAGAAAACTGCGACTAGATCATGAAGGGGCGGTGTAGCTCAAATCCCTCAGAGCACCGGCTACGGCCGGAGGTTGTGGGTATGGAGTCCCACTGCCGCCATCCACTCCAGCCCCACTCCCGGAGAATTCGCTGATGGAGTCTCCAGACTTCGAGCAGATCGCTAAACATGTTCTCTCGAATGGCTACGAGCGCTTACTGAAAAGCGGGCCTGACTATCCCCCAGGTATTGTACTGGACGCCATCGCAAAGGGGCTCCGTCAGGTCTGGAACGCCCGCGGCGCCGCCGACATCGAAGCGGCTTTCCGAGGAACGAAAACCATGGCGATCAAGAATCAGTCCGACTTGACGATCGCCATCGCGATCAAGAAGCTCGATCGCTGAACTGAGGGCGGACGCGGATCTCAGCACCGCCAGCCACGATAGGGGACCATCGCAGCACCCAGCGTTAGCCCGAGACCGCGCGCCCGCCTCAGACTCTTACATCCCGCCGCCAGCCGGTGGCGACAGTGCCGCCAAGATCGAATCCGCCTGCGCATCCAGCGAATCGAGATCCGCCTGCGTCACCGGCGACCCCGCCGCGATCTGCGCTTTGAGTTCCGCGATAAGGTCGATCTGCTGTTGTGACGTCACCTTGGCTTCGTCCACCTTGGTTTTGATGTCCGTGAGTTCGTCGCGCAGTTCTTGCAATGTCGCCATGATCTGCTCTCCTTGCGTGGTTAAGACCGTGAGCTGCGTGAGGATGTCCGCGAGCAGACGCGTCACGCGCGCATCTGGGTCGTTGTGAAAGTAGTGGTGAATATTCATACTAGGGCAATTTCTTCACGACGTCTTGCACCGGCTGCGGTGTCGACTGCGCTCGCGCGAGATCCTTCGGCTGCATCGCCTCGAGCGTGGCCGCGGACGTCACCTGTGACCGAGTGAACAATGTGAGAACCGCCTCCAGCGCCGCCATCGACGAGACGAGCTGGGTGTTCGTCAGGTCTAATCCGAACGTCATCGCCGCCAGTGCCACGAGGCGCACAGCATTGACAATCGCAACGGGTTCAAAATTGAGTGGGTTGATCATCGAGGCACGACCTGGAGCAGTTCCAAAATGATCAGGAATAAGACAGCCACCCAGAGCGGCGCCCGCGAGGGATTCAACGCCGACAACAGCGTGATAATGAACGCCGAAACGAGCAAGAGGAGCGTGACGGTCAACATATCGACTCCTTAATCACACCGAATGAGTTGGCTGGCCATCTCCGCGCCAGCCCCAAGCAACAGCCCGGCAACTACCTGTGGTGGTGTATGACGATGTGCCACTTGCCGCAGACCAGCCGTCGCACCAGCCGCTCCGAAGCCTACCGAGAGCCGCAACACAAAGCTACGCGCCGGCCATGGTTGCGCGAGGCCGATCATCCCGGTCGCAGCATGCCCCGATGGCATCCCGTTGCCAGGACAGCAGGGACGCGGCGACTCGATGACGTGCTGTAGCGTCAGTGCAGTGCCCAGCCCGACGCCAGCGCTGAGCGCGAGTTGCCCGAGGTGACACCCAGGCCGCTCTGTTTTAAACGCCGAGACGGTGCCCCAGATTGGATTGACGAGTGCAGTCCCCCAGCTCGTCCAGTCCGCCCACTTCACGACCGGTTCCTGTGCCGCGAGTGGGATAGCACTGATAAAGACCAACAGCACGAGCACTGGCAGGGTAGCGAACGAAGATTCACGCGTCATGCTAGACTGCCTCGGCTCTTTGCAGCGTGGAAGGGCACGCCCGTTACGTGAAGCGATCTGCCGGTCGTTTGACGGCGCGCGGTCACAGGCGGCAGCATAAATCCGAAGTCAGTATCAAGCCTGACCAGGGAGCCACTCATCGCTTCGTCCACCGAATCCTGATGGCCGCGGCATACATGTCTTCATCCAGATAGGCCCAGTCACCGTACACAGACGACGTCTGCCATTGCCAGCGGCCATCAGGGAGACGGCGCATGAACCAGCCATTCACCAGGATCGTCTTCACGGCTTGCGGTCCATGAACACCGTGCCCGTGCCCAGGTACGGCATCCGGACTGTGCCCTCGTAATGCTGGGGTGCCAGGACAATAGCTTTCAGCTCCACCAGCTTCGCGTCAATCTGCTGGAACGCATTGAGAATCTCTGGCATCGTCGACACGATCATCCCGACCTTCGATTCGATGCGGTCCAGTTGTCCCTGAATATCCGGCAGCGGTGGGTCTGGAGGATCGGGCGGATCGGGCGGGTCCGGTGGATCTGGCGGATCAACCTGGCCACCGTCCCACGGCATGTACCAGTCGTCCTGGCTGGACCCAGGGAAATCCACCATCAACACGCCGTCATCGTTCCAGATCGGCGCATTCGTCGTCGGGATGTCGGTGAGGATCTTATAGAGCTGAGTCCCTGGATCGCAGACGCGGCCCACTTTCACCGTCTCGTGGTTGTATTCGATGGTGTTCTCACCACTCTTGGTGAGATAGCCCCATTTCTCGCCTGGGAAGTCTTTCGCGAGACGAGCCAGGACGCGTTGCTCGAATTGGAAACACGAGTTGAGATCGCCCGACACAGGCGGCTGTTTGGCGTGTTCGTCTTGGACGATGTCGAGATGGTTCACCTTCATACCGTCAGCCTCGATTCACAGGTTTCACCACGAGTAACAGCCCAAGGACCGCGAGCCCAGCCAGGTGCAGCGCCTCACTCACGGCTTCTTCTCACCCACCTCAAACGTCCTACCGCACTTATTGCAATAGCCCTTCCCCTGCTCGTCGATCTCGATCATCTCTTTCTTGTTCGGACTGTTCTGTTCGCCGCAGTCTGGGCAACACAGAGACGCAAGGAGTCTGCGCTGCCGTTCCCCTAGGACGCCCACGTCACGGGTCCTTTCTCAACGCCGCCGACTGCGCCAACAGCGCCGCCGACTGTTTCATCTCCGTCAGGGTCACGTTCAGCGCCACGATCGTTTTATCCGCCGCGTCCAACTTCGCCTGCGCCGCCTGCGCCGCACTGTTCACATGCCCTTCGATTGTGGTCACCTTCGTACTCGTCTTCCACGCCACGATCACATTGACGATTTGCGCGCCGATCGCCGTGATCACGAGGACCAGGACACCACCCATTACCACCGGATCTGTCATGGGTTTTCGCGCGCCAGCTTGGCAATCGACTGTTTAAACGGCGTCAACGTCCCACGCGCAGCCAAGTCAAACCGCTCGTACACCCATGCGGCACACTTGTCGGCATACTCCTTCGAGATGTTCGTATCCCGCACAAGGAGTTCGCTGAACGCCTGTTGCGCTTGTGCCGTCCGACAACACACCTCAAGAATGCAATTCGCTTGACCATTCAGTTCTGCCATCGCTATCTCCTTGGTTGACGTAGCACTGTGTCCTTCAGCGACCCGAATTCAAACTGCAATAATTCAAAGCGTTTCCGGAGTTCATCCTGGGACGACTTCTGTAAGTTGTATCGCTCGTCCTGAATCTTGGCATTCTGTTCGATCTGCGCTTTCAGATTGGCTTCAAGCTTCGCATTGAGCGTGATTTGGCCAACCGCCAACCCAGCACAGGCAACCACAATCGTGACGACGGTCCGCGCCCCAAACTGCAACTTCGTGACGTCTTGGGGCGTGTTCTCAATCTTCGTAAACCGCACATCGGCCACGCGGGTGGCTGCTTCGAGCGTTTCGACGCGCCGTTCCAGTTGGCGCCAATCAGTCCGCAACCGGTGGTGGCCTTCTTCGGCCATCCGGTGGTTCTGATCGACCATCTGTAACACAGCACCCATCCTCCGCTCAGCCACGCTGACATCCCCCGATCAGCATTACCTCGGAATCGCCGCCTGTAAGGCATTCGCCGCTGTTTGCAGTGTCGTCGTCGCCGTGATCAACGCTGAGAAATCCAATGGCGCCGACGTCGTGCCAGAGCTACTCGTCAGCCCCAATAAGGTCGAGAGACACGACGCGGGAAATTCCCAGCCCAACGCCATGACATACATCGTCCCGCCGTTCGGCATCGAATTAGACCGCGCACTCAACCGCTCGCCAGCTTCCAGAATGATCGGCCGTGTCAAGGCAAGCACGGGCGTCCCGCGCATCAAGGGATAAACTTCGATGGCGGTATACCAGAACGTGAGATCGGTCCAGATGTGGTCAATCTGAAGTCGATACTCAATCGCCACGCCGGGGTCCGCACCCTGCCCAATCCCAGCCGCCTTGATCAGCCACACCTTCCCGGCCGGCACCAGATTCGACGTCTTGTCCTCGTTAGGTGGCACGATCGTCTGGCCAGGCGTGCCCCAGATCAGCGTGCGGATCGGCGTCGGCGTACATGGTTCCGCAGTGGCCGATGCGGAGGCCAACACGACGAGCGCACCAGCGAACAGGAATCGTGTCATATCAAATCTTCAGCAAATACGCCGACCACATGCGCGCCTGGATGGCTGCGTTGGCGGTATCCCATTGGAACGTCACCGTAAAGTTCTTCGCCGCCGTCGAATCTTCTGCCACACCATTGTGGACGCTGTAGGACGCCACGCCGCCAGCTAACGACTGGCCGCCGCCGCCGCCACCACTAAACGTCTTCGTCACCGCGATGCCACTGTTCGCGTCTCCTTCGGCAATCCCGTCGAAGAACACTAATCCTCGAGCCTTCTGGGCATTCGTGGCCGTATAGGCAAACAAATCGAAATTCAGGATCAGTGGGTTGGTGAAATTGCCAGTATTGACGCTCGTCCAGACGCCCTGGTAGATCGTCGTCGCGCCGTACTTGCAGCGCACCACGAACTGCACCGACGACCCGCCGGAGTTGTTAGCTGTGTCCCCCACGCCGACAAACTTGAGCGCGTGGGTCGTGCCTAACGTCCCGCCAGGGACGCTGAATGAAAACATCGTCGTTTCGACTGTCGAATTCGCAACCGTCGTCACCGACGTCAACCGGCTGAGCGAGAGGACAGCCGTATCGACAATGTCTTTGAGGTAGTTCGTATTCTGGCTGACATACGTATCCATGTCAGCTTCAGTCAGAATCGCGCCCGCAGCAAAATTCTTAACCGCAGTCCAGACGCTCATAGCATCCTAAATCGGCGCCAGAAGGCCGGTGTCAAGGTGACTCACATCGAGAATGAAGTACAACCCGGCCAGCGGGTCGACCGCCGGTGCTAAGACATAATCAGCGAGCGCATGGCCCGTTGCAGTCAATCGCAGCGTTTCGCCATTGATGAAATAACTACTATTCAAGCCGGTGACCGTTTCACTCACCGTGATCCGATCACTGATATCGCGCGCCAACACCTGCGCGAGTAACGTCGACGACGTCGCCCACACCCGAATCCGCCTAGCCTGCGCGAACGCACTAGAATATTTGTTCAGCAGATACGTCGCCACAGACTGGCCGATGTTGATATCCGACTGATAGGGCATATCGAGTGCGACGGAATGCTCACCGACGGTCGCAATACTGACGCTGTCGGAGTCTGAGAGCTGGAGTTCGCCCGTGTCACGAATCGCCCGACCAATCAGACGATTGGTCACCAAATAGCCATCGGACCCGCTGCTGTTATTGACCGTGAAGCGCCCACCTGAGGCGCCCGTGGTCAGCGTGAAGAGGAACAGCGAAGTCAGATCCGTACCAGACCCGTCGTCATTGGTGTTGGCGGTGTAGTCCGTGCCAGGAATTTGCGTTTGGATCTCCGTAGCGCCGATCTGGTCATTCGTGACCGGATCGATAAAGTCAAAGGTCAGCGCCACGGTTTGGGCGGCACCGACGAAAACGGGAGAGGTCAATTCATACACGGCCGTAATCGGCGCCGTGTCCACGTCTTTGGGATGGACCGTGACGCGCACCGTATTCAGAATCTCATCGCGCGTGGATGGGAGACTCAAGTCCTGAAGATTATTGTCCGTGATCGTCCAGACGCTCGACGTATTGAGTAATCGTGTGTGACGATTCTCATACCGCAACGTACCGGCCGCCTTGGTATAGATCGGCCCGATCTCGCTCGCCGCCAGTTTGACGAATTCGGCCAGCGCGGGTTGCCCCGAGTTGTTACTGGTATCTAACGCGTACGCGTACGTTTCCGATCCGACATCAAACGACGTTGCCACCGGCTGACGAGGCATTTGCGCGACAATCGCCGTCATGATCTCGTCGCCACGTTTACTGACCTGCTCACCGACATCAGGCGTCAGCGACCACCGGGCCGCTTCGTCCATCCAATCCGTGATCGTGACGGCCACTTGTCGATCCCGATGGCTCCCTGGCGACGGGTCGATGGAATCGATGCGCCCGACCATGCGGGTGTAATAGGTGCCAGTATTCGGATCTTGGAAGCGAATCCGACACCCAATACCAAGCCCCCAGCCGGCCCGTTTGTTCGCATGGTACGGCGAGTAATAGCCCAGCAACCCGGCACTATTCCGCGCGCTGTTGTTTAACGCGAACCGACCCGTTCCTGCGGGTGCCACGAGATCGCCAGGACCACTCCCTTGCATGCCGTGGCGAATCTCAATCCCCACATCGCGCAGGACATCGGCTGTCACACTCGTCCAGCCGCCACCCACGCCAGACAACTCTGCTTCGACCAACGCCGTCGGCTTGATGGATGTCGACGCGGATCCGCTCGCGGTCGTGAACGACCAAACCGATCCGGTCGTACTCCCCGCACTGTTGATCGCGACGATCTTCCAGAAGTACGTCGTCAGGCCACTGAGCGCAGCCGGTATATAACTCGCACTGGCCTGTCCAGAATTGACGAGCGGTGGAGAGCCGGCCGTCCCGAAATACACGTCGTAGGAGGTCGCCCCGGAAGACGTCCATGTCAGCGTCGGCGTTAAACTCACGCCAGTGGCAGCATTAGCGGGGCTAGGCGAGCTCGGCGACCCAGGGCCGGACGGGGCCGTCCATGCTTCAAGTTCTACAACACGACTGTACCCATCCTGAGATGCATGGGTCAGGACACGGACTTTACTGGTCGTGACAGGTGAGAACGTGAACTCGGTCCAGACATGATTATTACCGGTGACATTGCCACCAGAGACAGTCGACCATGCGGAGCCGGTCCAGTATTGGATCTCAAAGTCTCTCAGTCCGAAGAGAGAGGACGTCATCACTAACGTCGGTGTCGTCGGCGACGCGTAGTTATCCTGTAACCCGAAGAGGTCTATCTGGTTGATGGAATAACTGGCGTTGAAATCGACTTGTAACCAGTCGTCGAAGGTGCCTTGGTTGGCATCCAACCAGCCACCATTCGTCCCCCACACCGCGCCGGTCCGGTCCCCATTGTTCGCTCGGCTCGCTTCATAACCCGCGCCGAATGTGGACGAGGCTGACGCCGTCCCACCGTTCGCCGAGGCCGCGACATTGGTCGCCATTACACCGCCGCGCCCATCGCCGCATCGCGGAACGCTCGTGGCTGCGCACGGAGGGCGTCCAGGATCTGCGACAACATCCCAGCGGTATCGCCACCGCCACCCACCGCATCACCAAAAGCAAATGGCTCTGGCCCATTTTCTCCAGCAACGAACACGGTCGGCTTGTTCACGACGCCGCGCCCGCCGCGCGCCATCATGATCGGCTCGCCGAACCGCGCCAGATCAGGATTGTCAACATTGAAATGGACGCCGACGGTCACATCGCTGGGAATATTCGCAATCGCCGTCCCGAGCTTGCCGCTGATGGCTGCGGCGAGTTTCTCAACCGCCTCGACGACGCTCTTAAAGCCGGCCGTCATCGTTGTCGAGAACGTCACGCCAGAGCCGGCCAAATCTTCGATCTTGTTCCCATCCTTATCGGTCAACAACCCGAGGTCGATCATCTGTTGGAGCATCAGCTCCATTGAGGCCGGCACTTCGGTGCCCATCGCCGCCGCGTTCTGGATGTAGGTATTGACACCCTCAGCCATCCGCGTCAGCACCGCGATATGATCTAGCCCACCAGCCGTCAACACTTGGAAGTCCTGGTAAATCTCTTCCGCTTGTTTGCCGAGTTCCTGTCGCTGCAGCGCAGGCCCGAGTTCCTCGAGCGTGAAGCCGTATTTCTGGGCTGTGGCCAAGAGCGTGGCCATCGCGTCATCTTGGAACTTGAACGCCGCGTTCAGATCCTCGATCGCTTTCTGATATTGCTCAGCATTCTTCGCGTTGAGCATCGCGTCCAGCGTCACGCCGGCATCATGGGCGTGGGCATTCAACTGTGCCAGACCGCCATTGATTTGGACGAAGGCTTCGCGGAGAGGATTAATTTTCTTCTCGGCATCGTTAAACGCCTTCTTGGCGATGCCCACAATGGCGCCAACGCCCGCACCGATTGCCGTGCCCCACCCTGGCAGGATCATCGTGCCGATCGCCGCTCCGCTCAATGTGTTGGACAAGATGCCCGATGTCGATTTGCCCAACTCTGCGCCAGCAATGGCACCAACTGGACCCATCGCTTTCCCAAGAGTCCCGCCGAGTTTCTTGCCAAAGGCCTCGCCGACCATGGCCCCAAGCCCTGTCCCGGCCGCCTGGACAGCACCAGCCACCCCACCACCACCCGTGAAGGCTTGGGCCAGCACGCTTGGAATTTTGGCTAATTGATCCTGCAACCCAGCCACAAGGGATTGGCCGAAACTCAGGAGCGGCATCTTCTCCAGCGCCGCACCAAGCCCCCAGAGATTTTTTGTCAGCTCGGAGACGCTATCAGCCCCCTTGGCCGCGTCGAGTTCGAACTGACCAAAATCTTTCAACTTGGGGAGTGCTTCGCCTAACCCATGCAGACTCTTCACGAGGAAATTGACGTTCTCACTGGCCGCGCGTGCGACACCTTCCTCGGCGTGCATCTGTTTATTGAATTCCTCTGTGGCCTTCGCCGCGGCATCGGCGGCCTCCTTGGCTTCCTTCGCGGCCTTTTTTTGAGCGTCTCCCGTCGCCTTCAGGACGCCGGCATGGATCTCGTTCGCACGCGTGAGATCAATGATCGCCATCCGCGCATCATGCTCGGTATCGATCGTTCGTCCGAGAATCTGCGCGCCATCTTTTAGACTGAGTGACCGCTTAGTAATAGACGTGTTATAGGCATCAAGAGACCGCTGGGAGTCGGCCGCGATCGCGTTGGACTGGAGTTGCTCACCACGGTATGTGGAGATGCCCTCTGCGGCAAATCGCCACGCCTCGCCGAGCAACTTGACCGCCTTAATGGCGAGCCCGAACTTGGCATCAATAAAATTGGACGCCGCATTCTTCGACACGTCGATAAACTTCTCAACCCACGGGATAAGATCGCGTCCGAGACTCGCGCCAAAGGCCTCCGCGTGGACCTTTAGTGACGCAAGCTGCATCTCAAACTTCTCAGCATTCGCCGCCTGCTCAGGCGTCCAGAGCGTGATGTCTTTCGACAGCTCGAGCGCCGCCGGGAGGTCTTTCAGAATCGCCGCAACGTCTTTGTAGCCCTTCCCGAAGATCGCCGCGCCGGCCGCCGCACGTTCGGCCGGATCGTTCAACCCGTCGAGACCAGCGGCGATCAGTTCTAGATAATGATCAGGACCGGCCTGCTTCAACTGTTCCGTCGAGATCCCAATCTTCCCGAGTGCCGCCTCAAACTTCTCGCCGCCTTCACCCATTCGCTGTTCAAGTTTGAACACGACGTCCGTGAGTTGGGTGAGGTCTTTACCCAACACTGCCGACGCGTTGCGCAGGCGATCAAGCGCAGGCACAGACAGCCCAGTCGCGTCTGACAAGTCATCGAGCTCGGCACCGACGGCCGCCGCATCGACGGACATCTTAAACAGCACACCACCGAGGGCGACAACGCCGGCCACGGCGGCGGCACCCGCGAGCGCGACACCGGTAAGGGATTGCGTAAAGCCCAGAGATGCGGTCTTGGCCGCGGCTAACGGATTACTAATCGCATTCTGGATGTCAAAGCCTTGTGTGAATTTCTCCCAGGATGTGCCAGCTGTTTTACCTGCGTCTCCGAGTCGCGACGCTTCCTCGGCCGCACCACGCGCTAGGTCAGAGACCTTCTGGAGCCCAGGCGGAACGTCCTGACCGATTCTCTTCATCTTCTCGATGGCCTCGTCTGCTTTGGCTCCGACGCGCTCGAGTTCAGATGCGGTCAATTTCGACGCGCCACCGGCCAGCTCGAGAGCCGTCGCCATTGCAATGGAGTCCTGGATCAACCGACGACCAGAGAATTTGTCCACCATGTTGTTAAGTTTGGTCTGCACGTTAAATGCAGCCTCACCTAAGTCATGGAGCTCTAGGTCAGCCTTCCGGATCGCATCATAAAACGATGAGAAGTCCGCGCTGAATTTGGCGGTAACGGCCATCTAATGCTTGTGCGCCTCTCGGTTTAGTTCTTCGACAAGGACGTCATACACATCCACGTCTAGTTCAGCGACCCACTCATATCGCCAGTTAAAGCGACGGGCGATGGCGAGATCGCTGACGATTCGTTCACGCCACCCGTCCCGTTTTTTTCAGCCTCGCGCTCCTTATCCATCGCCTCTTCATGGTCCTCGACCGCCTTCAGTATTTCGCCAAAGCTGTCTGGGTCGATCGAGTTGAGTGACGCCGTCATCACATCGACAGCGAGCTCACCTCGGCCGTTCCGTAACGGCAGCACGACGCCTTTGTCATCAGTCAGTGACCAATCGAGGAGGTAGGCGAGGATCCGGCTGATACCGACTTGCATCGACGACAGCGTGGGGCGTTCCCCGCCAGGCGCGTCTTTGACGATGCGGGCGAATTGTTCGCGAGCTTCTCCGGCGGTTAGGCGCTTCTTGACACGCAGCCAATCGCCATCGGAGAGCGGGAGGGTAACTTCCTGAGGACGGACGACACGACAGCGACCCATGACTTCACTCCTGCGGGCCTAGAGTTGCGGTCAACTCGCCGCCCGCGATTTGCAACAACTCCACCGGCCAGCGCCAGGTCTGGCCAGATGGTCTCGACACCACAAACGTCAGAGGCTGTTGCGCCACTCTGAACGGGTCGGACTGCACCACGGAGCCGGTCAATACGCGGTGACCAGCTTCGTTGGCGACACTCCATGAACCAAGACGGACCGCCGGTTGATAGCCCCACCGGATGACCGCCTCTGGTCCACGGATGATCGCTTTGTTCATACGCTAGGGCTTTTTTCCCCAGCTACCGTTCGCTGCGAAATTGGCCGTCATGGCAATCGCGCCACCGACAGACGTATCGATCGAGTAGTCCAGCCACGCCGGACCGTACCAGTAGATCGTCGCCGCATCGCTCGACGGATACAGATACAGCTTGCAGCCGTCGACGGAGTCCGCCGCGGTGAACGGCTTCGTTTCCGTGTCGTCGAAGAACCCCGCAAGGGTGCCCTGGATGTCCTTGAGTCCCTGGACATACGTCTTGTTCGCATCACCAAACGAGGTGACTTCAATCTTGTCGGTGGACGCGTTGATGGTCCACTGCGACAGATGCACGACGTTAGCCGCCGCACCAGACCCAGTAGTCGACAGATAGACGACACCCTTTCTTCCTGCATACACCGCCATGGGAGACTCCCGACCGCAGTCACGCGGCCCTCTGCGTCAAGAGCGTCTGGAGATCCCCGATGACCGTTTTGGCTCGAGTAATCCAGGACGCCTCAGCCACGCAGGCCGGGAGTTGAGCGGCGACGCGCCGGCGTCCTTCCGCATCGGCGAGCCACACACGCATGAGTGCAGCCGCCTCTATCGGTGTTCGAAAGGTGGGTACAAGATCCCCGAACACTTCTCGGACTTCGGTCCGGTCGTCTGACAGATGAAACGCACCACAAGCCGCGAGCTCATATGCTCGAGGACTGAGGGATTCAGCATGGGTGATCGAAGGCGCTCGCTTCCCCCAGCCCTTCGACGTACGGTAGAGATTCAGGCCTATTTTGGCGCGGCGATACAGCGCACTCGCGCGGGCGTTCGAGATCGACTCCCCAGCGAGCGGCACCGACTTCTTTAGGCCACAGCCTTTCCAACTGCCGTACAGCCCAAGATCGATCCCGGTCCAGTTGATCGCATTGAACAACGCCACGCGCTCACGAAATCCCGTCCCAACAAACACCACATCGTGACTCTGATAATCCGCGTCGTCAGACTTCGCGGTCACTTGATGCTGTTCTGGATTCCACGCATGCGGCAGATAGCCAGCGTGTCGATTCACTTCCTGAAACGCACCCAGGACTGACCGCTCGCACGTCCAGCAGCCATCCACATCGCGCGCGATCCGCATCTCTTTTTCGTGGTCGTAGGGTGACTCAGTAAAAAGCACCGTCACACGAAGGCCTGCCCGTTTCATCATCACGATGATGTCGGGATGGAACAACATGCTGCTGACAATCAGGACCACGTCGACCTGATGGCGCAGCGCCATCTCTAACGCCCCGATGCCAGCTTGATACATGATGTCGGCATCGTTCGGCTTCGTGAGATCGGGTCGGTCTTTCTTCTTCTGCCGCCACATGGCGTGGAGGAACTTGTGCGAGACCTGGATCCGTTCATCTAAGCGATACGGCACGATCTGGACGCCGTGATATTTCAAGCCATAGCGCAACCCGGCTTCGACATCAGCCGTAGACCAGGACGCGCCAGGATGCGCGAGGAGAATTCTCACTTGCGCGCCTCGCACAAGTATCCCGTCGTCGCTTTGACTTGGCTGGCGAAGCCCCAGCACTCAAACCGGCGCAGGAAGTCGTACGCTGCGGCGCCTTCAGACGTCCACGCGCAGGGCGTAATGTCCACTTCCGTAAAAGCGCTCAGGAGGAGTTGCCAGCCCTGTTCCGTGAAGCGCCAATAGTCCTTGTAATCCTCAGTCCGATGATCCGGCCACAGGAAGGGCGACGTGACGAGCAAGAGTCCGCCCGGTCTCAACACGCGGAACACTTCGCCAACCGCGGCCGGCGGGTTAATGCAGTGCTCGAGGACTTCTGTCAGGACCACGCCATCGAATGCATTGTCAGGAAACGGCAAGGCGAGCAGATCGCCCTTGACGTCTTCACCGGTCGATGTGTCCGGTTCTCCGAACGTGATGTAGCCGTCGCCGAGATATGTCCTGGGGTTGTAGACGCCGACGTCGAGGATGTCCTTCCCTAATTCGGCGCGATGCGACCAGATCCAGTGCTCCAACTGCACGCGGTGATAGTCCGGCGCCGGGAACTCGTGCAGCCCTGGCGTCGTCTGCATCCAGTTGATCAGGTAGGCGTATTCCTCGGACTGACTGAGGCCGTAGAGCAGCACGTCCCGCCCACTCATCGCGACACCTTGAAGCCTTCGCGCTCGAGCAAGGCGATCAAGTCTTGAATCATGCGCGCCCGCGCACGGATGACGGTCGGAATCATGGCCTGTTCAGGAGACGCCGCCGGCATCCGTCCACGATTCGCGCCGCGGTCCGTCCGACGCAGACGCGTGCCTTTCTCGAAAATCACGGCATGAGGCGCCCGACTCTCAACACGCGCCGAGACTGACGCGCGGTCACGTTTCTGCGTGACTCGTACCCCACGTTTCAGGTTGCCCGTCTTGGCTGGGTAATTCGTCTGGACCGTGGTCCCAGCGGCTTGCGCCGCACCGACGACTACGCCAGCCGCTTCGTTCGCCAGATGCTCTGGCAGATTACGCAGAGCTTCCTTAAACTCTTCCATGCCAGACCACTGGAGACGCACACCCATTACGGCGTCACCTCTTCGCAGAGCAACCGCAGTTCACGGTGCCGCTCGTCGACGTCCTGCACCCCCTTGACAAACAGCTCGCGAATGTAGCCTTTGAGCGGATCCATGTATTGAAGCCGTGTGTCCATCGTCACTTGTGGGTGATACCGGATGATGACTTGATGCGTCGTCGTCCGTCCGTCACCGGCCGGCGCCAACGGTTGGATCGCCGCCGCGACAAACTCCGGCGTCAACGGCTCCCAGAATCCGTCCGCGTCGTTGGTGGTGGTCGGTGAATTCGCCAACGCCACCCGTTTGTCCATTTGCCCGACGTTCATGCGAGTGCCGGATCTCTGGACCGCATCAACAACCGGCCCACGGCTTGCCACAACACGTCGTCCGAACTCATGTCGTCGCCGCGTCGTTCATAGAGGTGCGTCAGGACTAGCAGAGTCGCCGCCTGGATGTGCGCCGGCACCGTGGCATCCGTCCACGAAGGCGTCCCAACAGAACCCGCGGCCGTTGACTGCCCAGCCGTGACATTGACGGCCACGCTAAACGTGGTCGGGCTCAACACCGTGACCGCCTGAGACCCATTGACGGTCGGCGTCGTACTGGTCCCGGTCAGGGTGTACGTCGTGCCAGTCGTCAAACTGTGTGGCACCGTCGTCGTGACGATGGCGGGGTTAGCAGCCGAGATCGACGCGATGGCAATCTGGCGATTCTTCAAATAGTCCGCAATGATGGCGGTCGCCTGGACCAGCTTCATGTAGATGTCGGCGTTCTGGTTCTCGTCGTCGACGCGGAGATGCCGCTTCGCGTCAGCCAAGGTCGCATAGGTCGCCATCAGCGACGTCCCACCGAAACCACAGGCACCGGGTCAACCGCGTCACGGCCGTCCTTGCCATCGCGCCCGCGCTTGACCGTCAACGTCCACGCCTTCGAGCCCTCACCAGGCTTGGTAGTCGTCGACTCATTGGCGTGCCACATGGACCCGCCCCAGGTGACCAGGTTCCCGACGTCGTAGGACTTCCCGTCCTGGTACACGCCTTCGTAGGAGAGCCCAGCGAGCCCTGGCGCCCCATCCTGACCGTCCTTGCCAGGTTCACCTGGATCACCCTTAGGGCCTGGCACTGGTGGCCGAGTTTCGACCACGGCTACGCGCTCGCTGATACGAGCCACATTTTTGGACATGTCGTCGTATCGCATGCTCCCAACAGCCGCGACATCTAACCGCCCCTCAACCGTGCGTAGACGTTCGCGGAGATCAACAATCGTCGTTTCGTGATCAAGCTTGAATTCTGGCGCTGGAATGGCCGACTTAGCTTCAACAGTCACCACGCGGTCGCGCAGATCGCCAAGCGTCGAGAGTCTGGCTTCACACGCCGCCACACGCTCGAGCACTGGCGACATGTTTACTGGCGTCGGTTCGACTGGTATAGGCACCTGAACAACGGACTTGGCTTCCATCACCGCTACACGTTCCCTGAGTGCCCCCAAATCGTTCCAGCGGGCTTCCCAGCCGGAGACTTGCGCCTGCAAGGTCTTGACATCTGACAGCACCGGAGCCAGTGTCAACTTGATGTGGTCTTGCACCACATCAGCAACCGCCATGACGATGTCTTGTTGATTCACGCGGCTCGCCTCGTAGATAACTCTTTCCGTAACAGAGCACTTAGACCGGCCGCCTGGTCCATCTCGGTGCCATCAGGCTGTTTCACTGGAGGCGTCCCCTGTCCAGACATGTTCGTCGGGGCGGGAATGTCACGTTCCGCCAGTTGTTTGAGTGGCCACATCTGCTGTTGCATGTAGACTTCATTCCCGCCGGCGACGGGGCCCCTGCCAAAGTATTGGCGCCGCGTGTCGTTCGGAGACAAACCCGCAGAAATCGCCGTCTTCGCTGAATTCACACGCGTGGTCCAATCCATCCAGATCAGATCGTCAATGTCGAATTCCGTCCCGTAGACGTTCCCAAACTGCTTTCCAAGTCCCAGCCCTTCATCCAAGCAATGCTCGAGCGCCGTCAAGAGACTTTGAATACATTGCGAGTAGTACTGCTGGATGAGCGGATCGACGTTCGCATACGGTGGTGGAGGGCCAACGCCGACCATGTAGGGCGGCACATGGAAACAGGAACAGACTGTTTCAGCCGTCCATTTCAACTGGTCGATGAGCTGCGCATCGACCGCACTCATCGTGAACTGCTCGTATTTCAACCCGTCGCCGCCGACCAGTGTTTCGCCAATCTGCTTGGAGTTGACCGTGGCGAGCAGGCGTTGCGCCGTTTCGTCCGAGATCGCTCCAGGGGCCGTCAACATGCCGCCAGGGTTCGACCCATTCGTAAAGAAGGTCTTCGAGTTGTTCTGAATGGCGAGGCCTTGGAGCGCCGCATTCCCGCAGGCGTAAATCGGTGTCACTCCAATCAATGGGTGATACAGCGCGCACATGATGTCGTGAATGATTTCGCTCGCCGGCACCACGATGCGTTCCGCTTTCACTTCAGCGAGATCGTCGCGTTTGATTTCGTAATACACGGCGCCATCGGGCGTCACGAGCGGGACGACGCGCGTGGAATCGAGGACATACAGGGCGACGACGACGCCGCGCTGATCGCGTTGCTTGAGAATGTAAGCATTCCCTCGCGTCAGCTTCTGGATGATCCACTGCTCAATAAACTTGATGATCGTCTGGTAGCGATTGGGCTTCCGCAGGACAGGCGAGAACGCGGGCGACTCTGTTTCCGTCCAGATGCCGTCATCGGACTCCTGCATTAATCGGAGACACAGCTTCGCGATGTCCCCAGAAATGAGTGACACGCAGGCATACACGGCCGAATACGTCAAGACGTCCTGCGCGCGGATCTCGACGTTGTTCTGCCAGGCACCGGTAAAACTCTCGCGGATGATCGGCCACCAGCCGCCGGTACTTGGACTGAGCGGACGCAGATTGAGCCCCTTCGTCGTGAGCTCCATCGTGCGTCCGAACAGTTGCAGTTCGAGTTTCATTCGACCGGTGCAGCCATCCCGTTGGCGACCAGGTTGTCGACCTTCGACGCGTCGACGTCGTAGGTGTCGCCTTCTTGGTATTCCTTGCCTTCAGCGGTGTGATATTTCAGCGCCTTGACGGTGACGGACGCTTCAGCCTTGCCCGGTTCGGCGACCGGTTCAGGTGTGGATGAGCCGTAATACGTGTCGTCAGACATGATGTCGTGCCTCCTCGTAGTGGTTCGCGGTCGCAGCGTGGTTTTGGCTAGAGGAACACGCTTCTTGGCCATGGGTCAGCTTTCTATCTGTGCGTACACCAACTGAATGCCATCAGGATCAGGCGGGTCGGATTGATAGCGCGTCAACGTCAAGCCGTGCGCGTCGGCGAATTCGTCCCACGCCTGCTTCACGCCTGGGAACAGGTGATGGCCGTAGTCGTCTCCGAGAATGATTCCGCCCGGCTTGACATACGGGCCCCAAGCCTGGAGATCCGCCTTCACCGCCTCGTAAGAATGATCGGCATCGACGTACAGGTAATCGATCGGCTGCGTCCAGCACCGCGCCGCCTCAATCGAGGTCGCATGGACCAGACGCACATTCGCACTCACCCCGGATGACGAGAGGTTGCGCGCACACGCCACGAGCATCCAGGGCGAGTTCTCACGCACTTCATGGATGTCTCCGGACCAGGTATCCACACAGGTCAACGTCCCACGCCAGCGACGAATCGCACGCGCCACGGGGATCGCCGACGCACCGAGCCACGTCCCGAGCTCCACACAGACCGCCGGCCGATGCTGTTCCACCAGTTCGAGGATCTTCGAGCCGTGATGGAACCAGCCCGGCGTCTGTTGATCTGGCGCAGGCCACGAACCCTCTTCCCTATAAGAAAGGGTTGGGCTAACTGGGCCGCCGCTCATGGCCATCACTTAGTCGCCAGCACGATCCACCCGCGTATACCCACGCTTGAGCAGCTCGTCGATCAACCCTGACTGCTCCACCGCCAGCAGCTTGGCCGTGCCACTGAACCCGGAATCAGGTGGCGGCTTGAGTTCCACGACGCCGCTAGGCAGGGACGACTTGGGCTTTGGGGAGTTGGTAAGTGTGCTGGCCAATGTGTCCAATCTGTTTAGAAAGGTCGTGATCGATGTAAATCGTGTAGCCGGCATTCGTGAGACCGCGGCAGAACATCACGTCCTCCCCGATGTCGCCGCCTAAGTCATTGAGCCCATGACGAAACCACGGGCGCCCCAGTCCAGACACCACATCGGCCCGCATCAACATCGTGCCCATGCCGACATATTCCACCGCCTCGAGACCGGTCGACGTCTCCGTCGTTGGTACTCGCTGCCCATCCCGATACGCCGTGAACAAACCAGACGCCTGTCGCACCAGGTAATTGCACGCCACGATCGGCTGGTCGTGCATCGCCAACAACACCGCTGTTTCCCGTGGCAGGCTCATATCCGTATCCAGCCACAGGATGTGTGTCGCCCCTTGCTTCAGTGCCGCTTCAAGAAACCATTCCCGCCCGACGTGGATATACGTACTCGCAACAAACCCGACCGTGACATCCGACCCCCACGGCCCCCGCTCGCGCGTGTAGGCGTAGAGTTGCGCGACATCGACGGCGAAGGCGGCCGGCACGGTATCCCGTGTCGGCCCACCAATCGCTAACCGCATTTACGTCCCGACGTACGCCGCCGCCGTGATGTACCGCACCGCCGCCGTGCGCGCACGGATCCAGGTGATGAACCGCTCGGCCTTCAACCCGACGAGGTTGCGCTGCCAGAGCGACAGATACACCGTGGTCGCGTCGACCGTGTCCGTCGGCGCCGAGTCCATCTGGACCGACGCTTCACGGCTGACATCGATCCGCACGCCACCCTCATCGGCGTAGAGAATCGATGGCGCATGCACCAGAATCACGCGGGTGGACACGTTGTTACTGACCACGACCGGCATGCCAAACAACGTCCCACCTTGTGCCGTCATGCCAGGGAACAGCGGCTGTCCGAGGGCATTCACCGAGATGCTCAACCCGAAGGCATTCGAGTCGCTCATCAGCCACACCGAGCCGGCCAGCGGCACGTTCGCCGCCGTGAAGACCGCGATCGAGGCCGCAATGTCCGCCTTCGCCGCCGCCGACGTCACACCAGACGCCGCCGCGGTGGACGCGCCCACCGTGATCGCCGCGGGGTTGACGTTCGCGACCGCCGTGACCGCCGGATCGTTGAACTGCTGGTCCAGGAACGTGCCCATGCCCTGAATCATTTCCTCGCGAACGAGGTTTTCCGCCGATGGCGTGGACAGCATCACGAGTTCTTCCGACAGCACAATGATCCCGGCCGCCTTCGCAAACGGCACCGTCACCGTGGCGAAATCAGCCTTCGTCACCGGCTTCGGTTTGTTCTGGCCCACCCATCCATACGTGCCCCCCGTGGTCTGCGTCGGCACCGACACGTTGAACGGCACTTGACGTAGGCCAGGAATCCGCCCAAGGAGCGTCCGCGGACGGAGCATCTCGAGGAACTCATTCAATGGCTGGGTGACAACAAGCGGGCCGGCCCAGGTCGAGTCGGTCGTGGTGCCAACAGCCACAGCGGCTTTGGTCCGCCACATGTGCTCGACCATCTGCTCGACTTCCGGCGTGGAGTCCTTCCACTGCTTCGCGTACTGCAGCGTCTGGTAGGAATCACCTTTACCAGCGGCCATTGCCATACACATCCGCGTGAACGACGTCCCAGGCGGGACATTCGGCCTGACGGTGATGACCGGCATCGACACGCCGCCGCGGAGCAGGCTAGCCTTTTCCGTCTCGGTCGCCGTGGTCGTAATCCTTGTCGCCGCTGCGACGTTGCTTTTCTCGAGATCGCGGAGCCGCGCGAGATGCGCATCAATACTCTTGATCTCGGCGTCGAGGCTGTTGTATTCGTCCGTCTCTTCCGCGTCGAGCGTGCGGTTCTCTTCGGCGGATTTCTGCATCAAGTTGTCGCGCAACCGAATCTGCGCCAAGCTCTTGGTTTCAAACTGGGTAATCTGTTCTTGAATCGTCATCGCTCGCGCGGCTTTCTGTCCGCGCTGGGGGGTTGACGGGCCCGTAACGCCGGGCGAGTTCTGGCCTGACGCGGCCTGATCGAGTGTTTTCACGGTCAAAATCGTCGCTTCCGCATTCATCGGAATCGTGACGAGTGACAGTTCGTAGACGTGAGATTTCAGGAAGTGCAACCCGCCGGAGGCGAGTTCTTTGACGTGTTCCCGCGCGGCTTTGAACCCAATCGACGCGCCCGTAATTAGCCCGGCCTTGACGGAATGAAACGCCTCGTCGACACGGGTTTTCACGACGCCTGGCTCCGCCACGGACGGGATCTGTGCTTCAAACATGATCCCGTCACGCGTCGGCGGGAAGAATTTCACCGTCCCGACGGGCAACTTGTGATCGTGATGGAGCAGGAGCGGGAGGGGATTCTTAAAGGTGACGCCGAGTGGTTCGATGATGTCGCCAACGCGATCAGGAGTAGGCGTCGTCGCGATCCCGGTGATCACACGACGCTCCACATCAATCGACTTGATGGTCAGTAAGCTATAAGCGCGGTCCACTGCACATTCACTGTGCCGTGGAATCTGAAAAGCGAATTAATTTAGTAGGAAAAACTAGCGGAGTTTCAGCTTCAACAACGCGCAGACCGTCTTCGAAATGCTCTGTTCTTCCTTGGCCGCGAGCTTGATCAGACGGTCATGCGCACTGGCCGGCAGCCACACGGACACACTCGAACGTGGCTCAAGCACGCGCGTGGACCCGGCTGGACGTCCAGGCGGACGTTTCACCGCGCACCCAGGATGATCATCTGGTAGCCAGGGGTTTTCACGGCGCTATTATGTTCGGCACGATCCAAGGCCATCACCAGCGCCACGACGCCGTCAATTCTCTTGGTTGAGGCGACTTTGGACGGCTTGATATTCCCGGCCGCGTCCTTTTCCACCACGACATTCCTTACGCAATCGCGCAAGACGGGATGGCCGTCGTGATGGATGCGCTTCGACAGGACGAGCGTCTCTAGCGATTTGGATGGAGCCGAGAGTGAGGCAAACCCTTGGCCGATCGGCACCATCGTGAACCCGTCAGCCTCTTTCAGACGCGTGACGAGGTCTGTAGCATTCCATCGGTCATACGCAATCTCACAGATATGAAATTCGGCCCCCCAATCCTTCAACGTTTGGCGGACGGCTTCATAATCGATAATATTCCCAAGTGTGGCAACGAGATGCCCTTCGCGTGCCCACTGGTCATAGGGCACCCGGTCTTGATTCGACTTCTCTTTGATGTTCTCTTTCGGGAGGAAGAATTCCGGCAGCACATCGTACCCGCCATCGCCATCGGGAAAGACCGCGACGAGCGCCGTCAAATCCTTGACTGTGGACAGGTCCATTCCGACGTAACAGCGACGGGCTTTGAGCGCGCGCCGGTATTCAGAGCGAGTCACTAAACGCCTTTTTCACAGATGCTTCCACATCAACAGCCGAATCTCGTATGAGTTCGTCGCTGACATAGACTGCTATCGGCCACTGACCAGTGGCCCATTTCCACGCGGCGAACCAGTGGCCAGTGAGGATAAATCTGACTATCTGACGAAATCTCCACGTCATGCGCTCACCACACAGCACGCATCCCACGCCGGCATCGGAATCCACCGCGCCGACGATTCTGTCCACTGATTCAGATACAACTGGCGAAAGGTCATTTCCTGCGCCGGGATCTGCTGCGCCCGCTGACAGAGAATCCGCATATCCACGAGACTGCGGAAGTCGCCGAGCGCCGGGTTGCACCGCTTCCACACGGCCTCACTCGTCCAGTCTTCCTCCGGTTCCGCTTCATACAGAATCGGGAGAAAGGTCGGGTCCAGTGAGGGATCTTCTTTGACGTTCCGGGCATGCGCGTAGAGTTCCCAGAGAATCGAGTTACGGTCGTACCCAGCCGTCGAAATCACAATCATCAACGGCTGTAACCTGCCGCCCTGACTCGTCACCAGCACGTCATACAAGTCCCGATTTGGCGCGCAGTGGAGCTCGTCGTAAATCACGACCGAGGCATTGAACCCGTGTTTCGAATACGCCTCGGCCGAGATGGCTTTACAGAAACTTCCCGACTTGCGGTGGACGATCCGTTTCTGCGACTCGACGATTTCTACGTCGGCCTCGAGTTCAGGATCATTCCGCAGCATGGCGACCATCGCCCCGAACACCTTCCCAGCCTGCTCCCGGTCCGCCGCCGCGAGGTAAATCTCGCCCTGTTTGGAGTCGAATAAGAGACAGTAGATGGCAATCGCCGCCGCGAGCTCCGTCTTGCCGTTCTTCCGCGGCAGCATCAAGAGGCAACTCCGATAGATCCGTAGCCCATCCTTGCCCGTCTTGAACAACGGCCGGATGATGTCTTTCTCCTGCCAAGGACGCAGATCAAACGGCCGGCCGGCAAAGTCTCCGGTATGGGTCAGCCGCGAGATCACCTCGACGGCCTTTTGTGAACCGGGATTAGGTTTCACTTAATCCCCGCCCATTTCGACACCGGCTCCGCTTCCTTTTTCGGCATGTGCAACCGCGCCCGCCCAGACGGACACATCCCGAAATACTCGTAAAACGGCCGCAGCTTCACCGACGTCTCCAGCTCCACCTTGATCGCCGGATGCACCTTCACGTTCTGGTGCTCATTCCCCGCCGAGTCCACCATCGTCGTGTACAGGAACAACGAGAATCCCGGCTCCCCCTTCTGCCGCGCCGACTCGTCCGCCGTCGCTTGCAGTTCGCAATACCGGACAAACGTCTCGACATCCCCAGTCGTCAGGGTGCCCATATACAGCACAACCGGCGATACCCGGTCCCATACCACCGACGCACCCGGCGATAACATGCCTGGCTTCACCACCGGACCCTCCGGGGTCTTCGGCTCGTCCATATTGAGTTTGGTCTTACTGGGATTGCCCCGTAACATCTTCAAAGCGGTCGGTTGCGGACGCCTGCCTGAGTTCTCGTATCCCATGTGGTTGTCCTAATTTCGTCAATGAACCTCTACGCGCATTACACGTAAAATGCGCGGCTTTACAGTTCCAATCCTCATCAGTGCCACCCTCCGCCAGAGGGATGACATGGTCAACTGTGCCAGACCAACGATCCGGGAACTTCAGCGTTGAGTCAATCGCGGCATTGCAAACCCAACAAACCCAGCCGTCACGTTCCGCAATTAGCCGCCATCTCCCAACAGCTTTCCGGCCGCTCATCGCGCGGCAGTTCCGCCACCTGGAGCGTTTAGATCGGCGCTTTCTCAGCCTGTCCTTCGTGTCTGTGAGCCGCGGCGCGTTCGCCGTGTTAGCACACCTGGGCGAACAGAACCGTCGCCGCCGCTTGAACGTGGTGGACCATTTTGGCGTGAAAACAACCCCACAATGACCGCAAACCGTCTCTACTTTTGTCTCAGACGGCTTCCTCGCGGCAATAGCGCAGGCCCGACACTGCCTAGAGATCGCTGTCTTGAACCCCCCACAGCCGCCGCACACGCCAGGGTATTTTTCTAGGAATTCCGCCCAGGCTTTTTCCGAATCTTTTCCCGAAATCTTTTTCGACTCTCCGGAGGCGGTTTCCGCTGGTTGGGCTCCAAACATCTCAGCGCCCCCCCTGGCTGTGAGCGCGCCGCTGTTGAGCAATCGAGCACTCTTGAATGTGAATACGTACGCGTTCTTGTTCAAGAGGGACAGCCTCACCA